CTGTTCGCACCGTTCTTGCAAGACGCTTCCAATCCACATCAGTCCCATCATCAAGTACCATATTAGAAAGATTAACATTGCCGAGGCAACAGTTCCCATAAGAGGGTAATGAAATCTCACCACAAGGATTCGTTGAATCCAGTCTTTCAAAGTATGAAACATTAGTGTACCTATTTGCTAAGTCGATATTATATATGCCTGGATCACCAGACTCAACGGAATTTTTCCAAATTATATTCCATAAATCCCTAGCTTTTATATCATCCTTACAAATGACCTCAAAAGTATCCTTCCAATCTTTTTTGTGGAAGTTATTGGCCCTTTCTAAAGCATCCTCTTCATCCTGAGCAATCACACTAATATTATTCGCCCCATTACGCACTAGAGCATACGAGTGGTACTCTTTATTATTAAAAGTAAAGAACCAATCCTCTCCTAACTCTACAGCCTCAAGAAATCTATCGGTAATGGCAACAGAGATGTTGAAATTGTTAAGCTCCCCCTTATCCAATTTAACATGGAGAAATTCCATAAGGTCAGGATGAGTAACATTAAGAATGCCCATAAGAGCAGTTCTACGATTTTTTCCCGCTCGTACATGCTCCCCTACCTCATTAATCATTTTTAGGACGGAGACTGATCCTGGGGCTGAGTGGTGAACGCTGCCGATGTGGTCCCCTTTCGGGCGAATCTTTGAAACATTAAATCCGACACCTCCACCCGCACAGGAGATTCGATACATATCTTGGACTGTCTTCCCGATAGAATCCACACTATCTTCTGGAATAATGACATAACAATTAAGCAGGTTATGATGCCCCCTATTGCGACCAGCCCCATAAATAATCCTACCACCTGGGATAAAGTCTCCAGAACCGATAGCTTCATAGAATGATTTTTCAACTTTCTCTTTATCCTCATCTCTTTCTGCGGATGCCACAGTTTTCGCTATAACTTTAGCTCGTTCAGACCAGTTTTTCTCTCCTGGGTATGCGTATCGTGTTTCAAAAATTTCCTGTCCTATCTCATTTAGTTTTGCTAATGTCATTTTATTCCTGTGCTGTACTGCTTCCAGACTCTTTTATTATAGAGATTCTGTTGGCAGAATCAAGATTAGATTTTAAATACTTATTATGGGTAATAACGAAAATATCCTTACTCTTCTTTATTTCTTGAAGAAGATTGAATAAGCCATCAATACCTTCTTTATCAAGATTTTCTGCTATTTCGTCAAAGAACAAGAAGTCTGAGTCATAGGAATCATTAAGAACAAAAAGATCTTTTAAGCCCATGAGAACCGCAAGATTTATCTTTCTTTTTTCTCCCCCCGATAAAGATATATACTGAATTTCCTCTCCTCTTGTTTTAATTTTTTCATTCAATTCTTCATCAAATTCTAAAATATAACTGTTATTACATAAGAATGACAAATAATAATTACACTTGCTATTAAAGTAGTCTAACACATTTCTAATGATGTATTTTATAACCCCCTGCTCGGAAAAAGCTTTCTCCCAAAACTTCATAACCTCATACAGCGTATCGCTATTGTATTGCTTTTTTTCTGTTTCTTTTATCTTTTCCTGTAATTCTTCAACAAAAATATCATAGGTAGAAATTTCTCTTTTTAAATTTCTATATTCTTCAATCTTATAATAATCTCTAGAAGATACCTGAGGTTTTTGAGAATTACTTAAAAGCTCATCAATCTCCTTCTCTAAATTACTAATATTATCTGAACATACTGTGATGGAAGCCTTCACCTCTTTTAAGGAAAGTGCTGGTTTGTTCTGTCCACAAGCGGAGCAAAGTTCTTGCTTTTTTGGATGATCTAGTGTATTTTGTAAAATTACCTTTCCCTGATTTTGATTATATATCTTTTGCTTTAATAATGCTATTTCGCTATTGACAGACGACCACCGAGATTCAATATCTAAAATGTCCTCCAAAGAAAATTCCAAAATAGAATCATATTTATCTTCATATTCCTTGGAAAGTTTTTTTACAACTTCCTTTTTCTTGGTAATATCCTCTATACTTTTCGAATACTCTTTAATTAATGATACTTGAACTTTAGCATCTTGATAGTATTCTGATTTTAAACCTTTTACAATCTTTCTTTTTTCTAAAATACCATCTAGATTTAGAAAACTATTGATAATATTTCTTTTATCCTCAGGTGTGGAGTCCAAGAACTCGTACCCATTGTGTTGCCCAAAGAAAGTAGTGCAGAGAAGACTCTTGTGAGTAATTCCTAAAACTTCTTCGATCTCTTTCTGGGTATCTGGTACAGAGGCTTTAGTTCTATTTTCTTTTCCTATAAAAAACTCTAAAAAGGTAGGTTTTCTTTGTCTTTTAATAATTCTATTGCCAGATAGAACAATCTCTACAGAACAGTTCCTCTTGTTCTTATTGTTTACTAGAGCAGCCTCAGTACTTTTGCGAATAGTCTTTCCCGTAAGACCCCAGCAAACAGCTTCTAGAATAGAGCTTTTTCCTGATCCGTTAGAGCCCCCAACATCTTTGTTGTATCCTTCAATTAAAGTAATTCCCTTGTACTTATTTAAATCTAGTTCCATACTTTCAATGGAATAAAAATTAGTAATTTTAATCTTCTTGATACGCATTGTTTATTATATCTAAGCCTGACAGGATATAATCTTTCTCAATAGTTGTCGCAGAGTTAGTTACATAATCTTTGAGCATCTTATGAGAAAGACAGAATAACTTTTCTTTAGGATTATAGAAATTTTCCTCATCTCCATCAAATACAGGTTTATATTTTATTTCTAAACAATCAATAGGATATTTATCAATGTACTCCTTAGCTATTAAATGGTTTCCACCATCAGATAACTTGCTAACATATACTCTAACAATTTTAAAGAAATTGTCCTCGATCAACTCAGAATCATCTAAATTATCGTGGTCTAGAATAATATGTTTAGGACCAGAGGTAGCTTCTTTAAAGGAAACTTCATTTGTTTCTCCTGATTGTCCAGAACAGACAGGACCATCTTCTAAAACAGCATAGTAATTACTCTTACCAGCCTCTGAAAAATTAGTAGTGTAAGAAGTTCCTAAGAAAGTTACGGAATCTGAGGTCTCTGAATATCGTTGATTAAAGTTATGGATATGACCCAGGAAAGTGCGATTATGAAACTCAGAAAGAGAAAGCCCAAAATCAGCATCACCAACGGAGTTAAGACAACCAAAGTAACCAAAGTGACCAAAGATCGTATAACCTTTGGGAGCTTCCCGTAAATATCTAATAATGTTTTCTTCATTTTCATAATGAGGGATATATACCCTCTTCCACATATGATCTACAGTATGTTCAGTAATCACATCAGCGTGATAATTATATAGACTTAAAGAAGTAATACCATCATCTGCTTTACTCGCGCTATCATGGTTTCCCCGAAGAATGATTAGATTTACTTTCTTTCTCTTCAAGTAATCTACAATTTCTTTTACTGCTAGTAAAACTCTTGCAGAAGGTCTACGCTTCATAAAAACATCCCCCAAGATTATAACCTCTTGAGGTTTTTCTTGTTTAATGATATCTAGAACACACTTCTTTTGTGCATCCAGAAGACCTCTAGGAGTTGTAGTAAAATGTAAATCTGTTAATAAAAGAGTTCGCATAGTAATTCCTCTACATTATCAGGCTTTCCTTTTGTAAATGTAACTGCCTTCCCATCTCCGAAAGAATGTCCCAATTCCAAATCAATAGCGAGAGGAACATCAAACAAGATATTAAACTTATCCTTGATATACGGGTAGTTCACAAGCTCATCATAGATCAACTCAGACAATTTTTCAACTTCTTTTGGTGGAGAAATAAACTCAATACTATCGTGAACAGTAGCAACTATACGGGAATCCATGCCTAAGTGGGTCATTCTTTTGTGAAGCCCTACAAGAGAACTAAGAAGGATATCGGAAGCAGAACTCTGAATAGTAAAATTAAGTCCTTGTCTGAGGGCTCTATTAACAACCGTGCTGTGACTACTATACACATCAGGTAAATTACGCTTACGACCAAAGATAGTATAAGCATACCCATTGGTTTTAATAAAACTATTCACAAAATCCATATACTCAAAGACTCCTGGGTACACATTCTTGTAATTTGTAATAATACCCTCTGCTCGACGCATAGGGATACCCATAGTTTCAGAAAGATTAAAGGGTCCTCCACCATATACAATTAGGAAGGAAACAGTCTTAGCAATCTGCCTCTCAGTTTTACTGATTTTTTCCTTATTAAATAGTAGTTTGGCAGTATAGGTATGAAGGTCTTCGCCCTGATTAAAAGCTGTTTGCATATTACCATCCTTCGCAATATGAGACAAGACTCGTAGCTCCATCGCAGCATAATCAGCAGCTAAAAAGCACCACCCCTCAGGAGCCGTGAAAACGCTTCTAATGTTAGTTGAGGTAGAGCGGGGTAATGTGTGGAAGGATACTCCCATAGCCTCCTGAGCGTTGTAGGAAGCGCAGGAGAGACGACCTGTAGTAGTCCCATCAAACCTATAGTCTACAAACACTTTATCCGTACCATTATAAGCTACTGCCTTCTGAGTCCCATCAATATAGGTCTTACTTAGCTTCTCAGACTTACGCAAATCCAGCAAGCTATCTAAAAATCTTTTTACTCCTAACAACTCTTCCTTTGTTTTGTCTTGTATAACAGATTTGCAAATTCTTTTTCCTTCCTCACGGTGCTGCCACTTACTCATTTCTTAGCCAATTCCTCGTTCACAAATTCCAATAAGAGTTTTAGGGTAGGGGCCGAAACAGAGGGTTTTCCTTTGTTAGTTTTATCGGGGGGATAAAGCTCAAAACCCCCCTCCCTGGTGTAGAGGATTTCTATTAAATCCTTGGTAGATGAGATATTGTCTGTTTTTAACACCTGTTTATATGCATAAAGATTATCAGTATCATCAATATTTTTATCCCTTAACTGCTTACCAACTGATTTTAAAGCAACAGAATCTACTGGCATACCTTGGTATTCAATGTCTGCGAATATGGGGTTTGCTTCAGCTAAGACCTTTTCTACCAGAGAGAATGTGTTAGGGTCTAATTTGTCACAAATAAGATCAAAAAGCTTAAGAGTGAAGTAAGAGTCCATTGCATTACCCTCACAGCAATCCGACAAAGACATATTCGCCCAATCAAAGGTTTTCGGGTTTTGAATCGTTAACATTACTATATATTACAGAGGATACGCCCATGAATTTTGAAGACAAACTTATAATAACTCTCCTACATGAAGGCAGACTTAAGAAAGCTGTAAAAAAAACAGGATCTTGGCTTAATAAGAAATTAGGTATAGTGGCTAGTCCAGAGGAGAGCAGAAAAATGGCCCATCTAGATAGAGTATTAGACTATAGAGAAGGTGGAGCTTCGGAAGAGGAAGCTCAAAGTTTGGCTAAAAAGGATCAAGATGAAATAGACAATCTAAAGCAGAATGAAACAAAGAAGATCCCTGCCCGTGGAGCTACTCCACCAAAGACTATTAATGTAGACTATGTAAATGTCACTAAGCGCAAGAAAAGAGAAGCGGTAGAGGATGAAGCGAGGGAGAAAGTGCGGCAAAGAACCCAAGGAACAGATCTGAGCCCTACTCAAATAGGGAAAAGAATGGGAAGAGCGGTACATTGGGCAGGTTCGGAATATATTCGAAGAGGGACGGATGTTAATGAAGGGGGGCGCAGCTTCCAAGATAAACTAATCTCCGTTCTTTTATCTGAAGAGCATTGGACTGGCAAGCAGAAGAAGGAAAGAGAAAAATCTAATCGTTCACAACAATGGAGAACCTTTAAATACAAAACTAAGAGTGGAAAATCAGCAACATTACAAGTTCAAAAAAGAAAACATCAGGAGCAGCAGTATAATTTAGACGATTTTGAGCAACCTATACACAATATAAAAAGAACTAGAGTAACTAAACCTGTTCCATCTTGGATGGGAATGAAAGGTAAAATGGTTCATCACACTACCTCACAACCACAAACTTCCCCCCATTCTCTTTGGCAACAAGGAAATCCAGACACTAATTTAATAGCTCCAAAAAGTGTAAAAAAACATACTACTGTAACAGCTAAAATTCCTGGTGGAAAACAAGTTAGAAATAAGAGATTCCCCACCACACATGATAAAGATGATTAAATAACTTCTTCAGCTACCTTTAAAGCCCTATCAAAATGATCTAAAACTTCTTCTTCTGTTCGAAGCCAATGATTAGTTTGTTTATTCTCTAGACTCCATTTAGACAAGCGAGGAGCCAGAACCTTTAAGCGTCCCATTTTATACTCAGGGGAGAGGTCTGTGTAGTGTAATACTTTTAACTCACACGATTCGCTAGTTGTGGGGTTATAGGATGTCGAAGGTGGCATAAGCTCATTGAAGCGGAAAAACCCATAATTTTGATCCGTAGATGCGGAATGCGCCCCTACAGCATATACTAAGTTAACTCTAGGGTCAAAAACTAAACTCTTATTCATTCCTTCTTCTGGTACACCTCTCTTTACCTGTTCCAAAATAGAACTTCCTATCTCTGGAAATTTCTGAGAGATCATATCAAAACCTTCGGTGAGAGGAACCTTAATCCCTGCTTCCCTATACTCATACAACTTCTCTCTAATCTTTGGATGATATAAAAACTCATCGCAGTCTGCGACAATAACCCAATCTGCCCCTCTACCATAATCCTTATAACAAGTATTTTTAGCCAAAATTAAAAGCCTATCATCATAAATATCTTCTGCTCCCCACGATATTACTTTCACCTTGGGATATTGTTTAGCAATTTCCACAGAGGAATCAGTAGAAAAATTATCGAACAGAATTATAGAATCACAGAACTCAGAGTAATAGTCTAGCGTAAAGGGAAGAAGCTCCTCTTCATTCCAACAAAAAATGTAAGCATCTATCAGCATCTACAGACTCTCCAACTCAGTAGGAAAGTATAGCTTCACCAAGTCCATCAAACTCTTGGGAAGGTTCTCGTCTAGAAGGTGGTGCATGATCTTAGTATCCCACACATTCTTCGTATAGATTCCGTAGTTAATCAGAAACTTTAGATCGAATTTGGCATTGTGAAAGACCTTCCTGTTCTTAGGATTCTCTAGAATACGACGAAGAATAATCCAAACCTTTGCGTAGTCTGGTTCTCCCTTTTTAAAAGGACTGTCCTTGTGGTCGAGGGGGATAACCCAGTTAGCATCCTCAGAGGAGATAGCGATAGTTTGAATACTATCAGTCCTAAAATTTAACCCTGTAGTTTCTATATCTATAGCAAGAGTTTCTTCAGAATCTTTTAATCTCTCCCCCAGTACTTCCACTCCCCCCAATTCCGTGAGGACTTCGTAGGTAAAGTTCCCTTCAGCTTTTTTGCCAAGTACATATTTTTCATATGCATTTTGGATGTCCTTTTGGAATAGGAAACGGTGACGAGGCTCCTTAATACAGGCAAAAGGATGAAAAATAGGCACAACGATACAGCTATGCCCTCCAGTAGTGATATATTCATAAGATTTTCCTCTCTTGTTTGTGATGCCACTCTTCTTGATCAGCATCTTCATGGCTAAGTTCCCACAAGGGAACACTAGTTTAGGCTTTACCTTATCTAGGGTAGCCTCTAAGTGTACGCGACATATTTTCATATTGTCTGGGGTCATGTCTGCTTCTTTAACAGAGGGACACTTGACAGACGCAGCTACCGTGAAATCACCAGAACAGGATTCCTTAATTAGATTTAACTCTGGTGCAGAAAAGGAAGTGATCTCACCTACTTTATATTTTAAAGAATCAGAAAGAAATAGAATATCGCAAGGTTCTATATTGTCGTAATCCAAATACGAATGAAAAGCCTTATTTTTATCTAAAATAGAACAACCTTCACATAAAGTATTGGTATTACTAGACTTAAGACCAGAATATAACGAGTGTAATTCGCTCATAACGCTATAATAATGAAAAGAAATGGAATATTTAAATAATAAACACTTCGAAAAAACAATAAGATTGTATCTTCAAGATAAAGAAGAACATGAAGATGAATTAATAAAATTATTTGATACTCTGATTACCAACATATTAGAGGGGTTCAACTTTCAAATTGATCTTGAAGACGCAAAACAAGAATGCTTTCTCCTAGTGCTGAAAACGCTTAAAAACTTTTCCCCCGACAAAGGCAGCGCATTCAATTATTTCACTACAGTTATACTTAATAATTGTAAGCTCCTCTACACGAAGAATAAGCGGTATAAAGAGAAATTAGAAAAATACAAGAACATTTTAGAGTCTAAATCCTAAGTTTTTTATAAATCCTAGCTAGGTAATCCTCAACAACTACTCTGCCTCTTTCAATAGAGACTAAAGCAGGAGACTTAGTAGTACCAAAAATGACAAAGCTGTGCGGCATATTAAAGCTATCAACTCCATAAAGAGGATCTTTACGCTGCATAGAGTCTGTACTATTCTTTTGTACTTGCTCCAGTAGTTTAATGCTATTATTGTCCCACAGAGAGTGGAATAAAATATGAATACTATGTCCTCTTGCTTTTTGTGACCTTAAAATTTTATTTAAATCATTCTCTTTTTCAAGAGACATATAATTGTATTTCATTATTCAATAACTTCGATGGGACTAGACTCGTCAGGCATAGCACCCATTAAAGCAGATGCATCCGAACCTAAAGCCTCAATAGCAGATGCGTCAATATTATCTTTATTGTCTTCAAGATAAGATTTCATATTCTCCATTAACTCTTCTTGGAATTTCTCAACTCCTTTATAGAAAATGGTACGGATAAAATTATCCTCACTAACATCGTCTGGGCGTAACTGCTCCATAAAATTCTTAAAAGCTTCTGACTCGTCCTTCCCCATTTTTACTGTAAATTTCATTCTATTTCTTCTCCGTTGTTCAATGTTTATTTTCCATGCTGCAATATCTAGTTTTATCTTTTGCTCTTGCATTTGTCTATTATAGTAAGTGGAGGGTTAGTTATGGAAGATAATTACGATATAAATAAATTAAGGAAAAAACCAAAAAGAAAGAATAGCAGGGCAAAGGGACATACCTTTGAGCGGGATGTAGCCAAGCTACTTAATAATAGACTAGGCACTACTGAGTTTTCAAGAACTCCTGGATCTGGTGCATTTGCTACTACACACTCATTACCTGAACACTTAAAGATATATGGAGATCTTATTACTCCTTATAAATTTAAATATTGTATAGAATGTAAAAAAGGATACAATAACATAAATCTATATAGCTTATATAATAATAGCTCAGATATATGGGATTTTTTCAGACAATGTGAAAAAGATTCGAAAAAATGCTGTAAAACCCCTATGGTTATACTAAAACAGGATAGAAAACCTATATTAGCGGCTGTACCTTCTTGTACAGGGAGCGAAATTATAAAAGGAATAAGTTATATAGAAACTTCTTATAATACCGATAAATGGAGAATCTATGAATTCGCAAAATTGTTAGAGTTAGAGGAGAGTATATGGTGGGAGGAAGGGCATTAATTTAATAATGTTTCAAATAAAACTGCTTGAGCTTGTAGGAAGGTTGCTAAAACATTTTCCTTTAAACTACCATCAAAGATACTCTCACAGCCAGTACTTTTTAATCCAAATACAGAAGAATTACCTTTTCTCTCAAACTTTAAACTCATATTGCCCCAATCATTAGACACATCAGTTCTACTCAGAGGTAGCTTTCCTTGTGCCATAGCTACTGCTTGTTCTCTAACACAGTCATCTTGGTTATAAAACTTTGACTTATTGTTAAGGATGTCCATCTCTAAAGCAAAAGTGCTATCAGCAGACATTCCTGTAAACATAGATATTGATCCTAATGCAGTTCTATATGCCAGTTTTTCCTCTTCATCATCAGATCCTAAAATATTTGCTTCTGCTGCTTCAAATAATTTTCTTTCTACAAAACTAGCCAAACGCACAGCCTCTCTTCCATCCTCTTTATCTCTTTTAAAATTCTTTTCAAGATAGTCTGATAAGAATTTATCACTTAAACTAGGAAGACCAGCAGTTTGTTTTAACATTCCTGTAATTACTGCTGCTACATCAGTACTCCCCATTCCTTTTATTCTCTTATCCCCTTTAATCATCTCCCCTACTTTTCCGATAGATTGTATTTTACCTAACATAGTATCATAAGCTACTTTAGTAGGTCCAGTATCAGTACCCACACCTAAACTTGCTTCATTTTGTTCTATAAAGCGTGTAACTCTAGCTTGATCTTGTCCTTTCTTGTAATTTTTTTTATCAGAAGGATCTAACATTAGATTAATAGTATCTGTTATATTTCTAGTTCCTCCTAGTCTCTTATCAGCGTCAGTAATATATGTCTTTAAGCTTATAGGAATAGTAAAAACTTTACGATCTAAATCATACTTCGTATCTAAATGTTTTGATAATTTTTTCCCTTTGAGTATAGTTCGTAGATGATCTTCCAATTTTTGTCCACTCAAACTATCTACAGTCTCTTTACCCTTTTTTGTTGTTCTAGCTTCAATCGTAAGAAGATCCCTTAATGTTTTAGTATTTGCTGTTTTTATTCTCTTCCTTTCCTTTTCATCTTTTACCCCTAAGTCTTTTAAAGCTCTTAAATAATCATCTCCATCTAACTTAGTAACATAAGTATCAGCCTTCTCACTAGGACCTGTGTTACCACCTGCTTGGAATACAAAATCTGAATCTACTGTTTCAAAAAACTTTTGTTGGTTGGAAACAATGTTTGCAAATATTTTTTTGACAATTTCTCGTTCTCCTTTACCGAATCGCTGTAAAGCTCCTACAGTTTGAAGAATGCCTTCTGTATATTCGTCAGATATAATGAGTCCTTTCTTATTCCAATCATTAATTTTAAAAGCTTCCTCTAAAACAGCTACGGATTGCTTAAACATCCCTGCCATTTCTGTTGCTATAATATCTTTTTTTCTAGCAATTTCAGCGTTTAGATCCTTCGCTTCCTTAGTTCTCTTATCTAGACCCCCATAATCCTGAATCATTTGAGAAATATCCATGATATGAGGAACGAAACCTAGGACCTTTTCTGCCTGTGTTCCTCTAAAATTACTACACCAATTAGAACCTTTGATCTGTTCGGGAGTAAGTTCTTTATCGGGAACTTTAAATTGTTCAGTACTTATGCCGTCTTTTTTAGGATCATCTACCTTTTTATTCTGTGCATCTACCCAGTCCTGTATTTTTTCATTATAAATACGAGCTAAACCTACACTCATAGTTTCCTGTTGCTTACTTCGTGCTGTAGTAGTATGATCAAAGGATATACCATACCCTGCTATGTCTCCTCGATTATATCTAACTTTATTATTAGTAGAATCTAGAATAACATTAGTATGAACCCATCTAGCATCGTTGTCTGTGAAAGCTCCCTCATCTCCATTGAGAAATTGCTGCAATTTGAGACATTTCTTAGCAAATTCATGCATACTGTCCACGCCTTCGTGCTTATCTTCCCAGTTAGCTCTTTCTCCTTTAAAGGTTCCTCCCTTTTCTTCTATTACTCTTGCAACTTCAGTAACCTTTTCATTTCTTACTTTAGATAACAGACTCTGACCAGAAAAAGAATCTAAATGATTCTTAGGATCTTTTACCCACCCAGGAGCGTCTGAATCTTTTTTAGTTACTCTTCCTGGATCTCCTGCAAACCCTGCTGCAAGGAGAGAGGGGAGAGTGGTCTTCCTCATCGCAGAAATTTCTTTAACGGTAGCATCCATATGAAGCTGCTCTTCTTGGGTCTTAGCAGTATCACTTATGATTGGGTTTTCTCTAGTGTCTGTTGGGCTAAGGTCAGGATTACTTTGTAGATCAGGGTTTTGCGCTTCTAATCTTCGTGCAACCTGTCCTTGAAAGTTTTTCCACCCCTGTTTATCAAAACCTCCACGGGCTCCTATAATTGTAATGGGACCATTATCCCCTTCGACAGTCCACCAAGTAGAGGTAGTTCCATCTGCATTAGTTTTAGTTTGTTGTTGTAGTTCTGGTTTCATAACCTCTAATTGAGGTTCTTCATCCTCATAAGCCATGCCTGTCAAATTTTTCATTTCATTTGAAATAGGCTCAACTAAACCAGGATTTTTTTCTACAATTTTTGCATAATTTCTCTGCCCATGCTGAGACTGCTGATAAGTTCGTTCTCCAAGGACAATTTTTAATTGTCTTTTCTTTAAAAGACTATAACTTTCTAATAATTCTTGGTAATAATTCATGTAGTTTATTATAGACAAAAAAGCCCAGCCCAGGGTACATTTCTGGACTGGGCTTAACCAGATTTAAATTTTATTAATAATTGTTACCCAGGAGTAGTTACGCTGCCACCACCTTGTTCCCCACTCATGAAGTCATAACGGAAATCTACAACTAAAGTATGCATATCTCCAACGGTTCCATAGTTATATTCAGCAGTCTTGTAAGCTTTAGGATAAGCACCGTAAAGAGTTACGGAACCTATGGGGTTAAGATCTTCATCTAACTGATGAATTTTCATGTTAGTTTTAACGGATCCAGGTGGATTAATATCCCCAAAATGACCTGTTAAGGGGTCATATGTTCTTTGACACCACTTGTATAATGCAGCTAAAGCCATATCACCACCAGAACCACCCACAGGATCCTGTTTAAGGTTATCAAAAGTAATACTTACTTGTTCGGGAGTAGGCTTTCCTGGGTAGTAGTATCTGTCATTAACTCTGTGAACTTCAATATCCTCAACAGCGTAACCTATTTCACTTACTTGCTTTGCAGCTACGGTAAGAGTTAAAGGATTTCCTACCCCTGTGGGGACCATAAATTCTACTTCAAATTGATAAGGTCTAACCGAATCAAGCATGGTAGAAAGCTTAGGCATGTCCGTAAGACTGCCTTGAGTTATTGTTCTACCGAACTCAGTACTATTATAAAAAGTTGCCATATTTTTCTCCTATTAAGAAAGGGTTGCACCTTGGCTGGTGAGGTTTACCTCGAAAACAAGCATTTCAGCGGTTTTAGTAGGCTTAATTATAACTTTTGTCCATAATTCATTACGATCAATTCTTAATGGAGTATTAGTAGAAGAATCACAAACAACTTTAAATTCTGTAATACCTCTACGGTTTTGGATATCAAGCAACGCTGGATTAAGAACTCCAGTAATTCTATCCCAAGTGAAAGGATCGTTAGGTTCAAAAACAAATTCTCTAGTAGACGCTAAAATTAATTTTCTAACATAGATCATTAAGCGTCTTACATTAATTCTATCTAACGCACTTGGAGTTCTCTTCATAGTTCTTTGTCCCCAAAGCATAATCCCTTGTTGGGGCCATTTTTGAATAGGGTTAACAACATTTCCACCACTATACATAGTGTCTCTATCACCTTGAGTTAAATTAACTTCAAGATCTGTAGGTTTAGTGAGGCGACCTCTAACAAAACCAGCAGGGGCAAACCAGGGGTCTGCAACATTATCAGTAAAGGTCATCTGTCTAATAGCAAAAATAGCAGGATCATACCAAAGATCTTTACTATCAAATTGGGAGAATATTTTCACCCAAGGCCAATAAGTGGCTGCATAAGAACTATTAACGGCTGCTGTTCTATAAGAGCTTTGACCATTAGACCATGCAATTGCATCTTGAACTGTACCCACCCCATAAGGAGGGGAAACTAAAGCTAAGAAATTTTGATTAGCTTCAGCTAAAGTAACCAAAGCATTCTGTACTGATTGGGTCGTAACTCCAGGGACACAGGCAATAGAAATATTAAGAACATCATCATCAAGTACTTGCATACCTGTTTTAGGTTCAACTGTAGCATCTCCAATGAGAGCAGTAGAATTTTGATCGGCAGTACCGACACCATTATCACCTCCTGCTAAACCATTAGTTCCTTGCACCATTTTAGCAAATCTACCATTCGCCCCATCTGCAACATTAGCAGCAAGAGAACTGGTATCCCCAAAGGCTTCCCCAACTCTAAGAGTCGCTCCACCCCACACACCTGTTACTTCAAGGAAGCCAACTCCACGAAATTTATCTGGGAAATAAGAAAGTTTTGTACCACTAATCTTATTATCGGTAGTTCCTGAAACAAAGCTTCCAATAACAATATTTGATTTATTATTACTTTCCAGGTCTGTTGTATTCAATATATCCGTAACAAAAGAACCAGAATTTGTAAGAGCCATTTTAAAAGCTTCTGCTTGTGAACCATCTTCATTAATGGAAAGAGAGAAGTTTTGGTTCCCATATTTACCAATTTCGACAGAGTTACCACTAGTAGTTCCATCTGCTTTAGTTCCTAAATTATATCCCCCACCAGGATATAGAGATTGTACCATATATCCAGCAAGGTCCTCAGTCGCCACAGTCGCATCACCTATAGGTTTATAAGTAACTCCATACACTTTACAAGAAGAAACCCAAGGATTGTCCTGAATAGCAGTCGGCCCCCCTGCAAGACCAGAAACAGCCCTTAAAGCACTTACAGGAGTAGCATAACTAGAATCTCCGTAAGCAGTTACATCTAAATAAGAAGCGGAGCCAGCGAAAGGGTTAACAATAAAAGGACTTCTTTTATAATCATTTTCAACCCAAGAACCTATTTTCCCTGAATCTAATTCTCCACCAAATACTTTTCTAAAAGCAAGAAACTCTCCTTCTGATTCTTTCGTAGTCGTACCAACTCCATCTGAAAGAGAACTTGTAATAGCAAAAGATTTATCAGAAGTGTACAGCGCATTTCCAGCGTTGTCATAACCATTTAATTTAATCCAAAGGTTAGCACTAACACCATAACCAGAGTGACCACCTTCCTCACCGAAATGAGTGTTGCTTCCTGAAACAGCAATAGCAGGACAAGTACCAAATTGCATTACTGCTGAAGCAGATTTTGATACAGCAGCTACCGCAGCCCTAACAAAATAGAGTGCATTAGTGGTTTCTAATATTTCAACTGCACCTTCTAAAGCCTGTCCTGTAATAGCTTCGGCAGGTTTGCCAAAAGTATCAACAAGTTGTTGGGGGGAAGTTATTAAAGTAGCTTTATTAGTAGGACCTTTAGAGGCAAAACCCACTAAACCAACTACTGATGAATTAATAGAGGGTGCAAACTGAGAAAGATCTTTTTCTAAAGTATAAACACCTG